TTATATGGACATAAAGGTAGCCTGATCCGCAATCGGATTCAGGATAGCAGCTTCCTCAAGATGGTCGGGTGCAAAATGAGCGTATTTCATGGTTTCTCGGATATTTGCGTGACCAAGGATTTTTTGTAAAACGAGTATATTTCCACCGTTCATCATAAAGTGAGAAGCGAAAGTATGTCGTAGAACATGGGTTTTCTGTCCCTCGGTCAATTCAATGTCGGTCAGCGCCAGCATTTTTTTAAATTCCTGATAGCACGGCTTGAACATTTTGCCCTGGCGTGTAGCCAGTTCATCATACAGCCATCTGGGGATCGGGACGGTCCGGTTTTTTTTACCTTTGGTTTTTGTAAACGTCAGTTTATAGGGTGAGAGCTGGGAACGGGTAAGGCGCTCGGCTTCACTCCACCGTGCGCCGGTCGCCAAGCAAACCTTAACAATAGTCGTCAGGTTTTCTTTACCATACCGTTCACAGGCGCGAAAAAGCTCTGCAATCTGTTGTGGGGTCAGCCATGACATTTCCTTTTCGGCTTCTTTAAAAACGCGAACACCTTCGAGCGGGTTTGGTAGCTTCCATTCTCCAAGCCTTTTGAGCTCATTAAAGACAGCCATCAGGTACTGTTGTTCACGGTTTACCGTGATAGGTTTTGCTATCCAGTCCGCCGGGTCTTTGTGGTATCCATTATCGATCTCGCCGCGCAACCGCCGGTCGCGATAATGCGCCCAATCTTTGGCGGTTAGCTGTGATGCCACAGGGTCACCAAGACCGTTACAAACAATATGCAATTTAGCCAGGCGTGATTTACTGGCTACTAGCGCCTGACCGTGTAGTTTGTGCCAAAGTTCGATAATCTCACTCAATCTGCGACGGTCTTCTTTCTCGCTTTTCCAGGGCTTGTCTTGCGCTTCCCTCTTTTTAAATGCCTCAAAAGCAACGGCCTCGCTTTTTGTCGCAAATTTCTTCCTGATACGACGACTATCAGCCCCATCCAAGCGAAAATCGCATAGCCATTCATTAGATGAAAGTCGTTTTACAGTCATCGTTGGTCCTTAAATCAAGCGCAACCATTCATCTAAAGTCACGACCTCACCAGTGCGTCGTATCACGACCTCATAATTAATAACTTGTTCTGCTTTAAAAGTCCGCATAGACCCTTTGGAGTGACAATAAGCTTTTATATAAACTCCATCAAATGTCTTAACATCTATTTCTCTTGTTGATACCTTCCCTTTACTGTCACAATAATTAATTAATACAAATCTATATTCGTTAGTGTGATTATCGGATAATTTCCCCCCTTTCCTTTTTTTGAGAAGATGAAAAGGAGCTTTATCAACTTGGGTGATATTACCGTTATCAAAGGAATTACCTTGAATAGATACTCGATCACTCTTCGTATCACGCAATCGAGAAATGTTATTAATAACTTTATTTTTTAATTCATGACTATTATCTTGTATAGTCACGCCCTGTTTAGAGCTTGATTTTTTATCATTACGACAAAGGCCAGCTATCAAAACCGCAATATTTAGCGAGATAAAAAAGACCAGATACGCGTAGTCTCTAAAAATCAAGCTAATAAATGTAGCAATGAAAGTAAGCAAAGGTAGAAAAATTGATGTCATCATCACTACGCTTTTACTGTATCGCTTCCTAAAAGCGTAGCGCGTAACAAAAAAGGAAAAAAAAGCTAAGCAAATACTTATGATAGCTTCCATAAACTCTCCTACACCTGTTCCATTTTTTTAAAGACCCGACCTATTCCCAAGATTTCGGTTGCCTCGCATTCAAACTGTGTTGATTGTGATATTACTTTCAAGCGATTACCTGGTAAACGGGTGATGTCACATACATCAACAGCTCCATCAACATCAACAAACCATAATCCATTACTAAAACTGCCCTCTTTCATTTCTACTAACCATGAAATTTTGCTCCCTTCAATATAAGCAGGCTCGACAATATCATCAGGAATAAATGTTTTGTCACATAGCCAAAACCCATCATCCTTGATATGACCTGTAATAAGTTGATGGCGTGGAATTTTTATGAATTCCCCTTCGGACTCTGTTTGCTTCGATTTTGAGATCATTTCCCCACGCCCTGTTGCCAGCCATTCCAGATTAGCACCTGTATCCAATGCGCATGCCACTACCACATCACCGGGGAAATAATCTCGTCTAATCCATGTACTCATGGTGCCTGACGAAATTCGCATCAGTTCTCCGAGCTGTTTTTGCATCGAAAAACCATAAGCCTGCATGATCCTTTGTAATACAGCCTTGCCGCCTGCACTGAGGATTTCGTCGTAAGCAGACTCTGTTACTAAGGGAACGGAAGCCTCCCTGTTCACATAGTTTGCTTTTGCAAGTTCGCCTTTTAAAAGCCAGTCAACGTCAACTCCGGTTGAGTTACTGCACTCATAAAGATATCGAAATGGGATGTTGCCTCGCGCCAACCAGTTGCTAATGGTTGATTTAGGGATATTCGCAAGTTCTGAAAGCTCAGTACTTGTGCTAACCCCATACGCTCGCCTCATTCGTTCCAGAATCTCTTCAACACTTTTAGCTTTAGTTCCCATAAATTTTCATTTTTACCCTTTAAAGCTTGACTGTTCACATTATGGGGATTAGTCTTGCTTTTGATGTATGAAATGCACGCCAATGCACTAAACCAACAGTTAACCGGAGATATTTACCCATGACTCCACAAATTGCAATCCCGTCAGGCCCGGATCTGATGACTTATGAAGAGTTTGCAGAACACTATGGATACGGCATCCGCACTGTAAAACAGATGGTTGCGGATGGTGATCTGCTCCTGATGCCGCGCAAGAAAGACGGCGGTGCAGCTCGTATCAACATGGTTGCTTTTCGTGCCCGTCTGCTTCAGCAGGGTATCAATTGTAAATACGTTGCCGCTTAAGCAATTCAATTATGCGAGTTGAAAAGGAACGCAACATGTTTGATTTTCGAGTTTCTAACCACCCACATTTTGATGATGCCTGCCGCGCCTTTGCTAAGCGGCATGACGTTACTGCATTAGCCAGGCGCGCAGGGATGAAACCGCAAACCCTTCGCAACAAACTTAACCCCACTCAACCCCATCAGTTCACAGCGCCAGAAATTTGGTTGCTGACTGATTTAACCGAGGATGCATCACTAGTTGACGGCTTTCTTGCTCAAATTCATTGCCTGCCCTGTGTGCCGGTAAATGAGTTAGCCAGGGAAAAATTATCCATCTACGTTATGCAGGCCACCGCGCAGGTTGGTCAGGTCGCTGCGAACGCGGCAACCACTGGCCGTATTACTCACCTGTCCCGTCGTTCGATTGTGGAAAGTGCGAACGCTGGAATGCGTTTTCTTGCTTTAAGCGCACTGGCTGTAGATGCGCGGCTTAAATCCAGTCCGGCGATGTGCAATGCGGTCGATACCATGACGGGTGTCGGCGCATCGTTTGGTTTGATCTGAGGTGTCGGTCATGGATAACGCACCTTCATTCGCTTCATTGCTGGTTCGTCAGAGTCCATCCATGCATTACGGCAACGGCTGGATTATGGGTAAAGACGGTAAGCGCTGGCATCCAAGCCGCGACCAGTCCGAATTATTAAACGGGCTGAAAACCACGCGGAAACCGCCAGCATATTTAATTATTCGTATTGCTCGCTCATTAATTAAAAGGGTGGCTTATGGCTCTTTCAAAAAATGACCTTAATTTAATTCTCGGTGTTGTGATCCCTAATATGGATAACGGCTTCGAAATTAAAACCCGTTCAGGTGAGATTTTCAAAGTGGACCCGAACTGGGAGTGCTGCCAGGAATTTATGGAAGCACTAAAAGCGGAAATGATTAACCAGTTGAATCAGAAACCGCACCGCGTATACGGCTACAACTAATCGTTCAAGTTAATTCATGGCGTAAACCCGCCGGGCATTGTTTTGCCCAAATCTGGAGAAATGAAAATGCGAAATACCGAAACACGTAAAACCAAAACCGGGCCTGATGATGCGGGCCTTAACTATTTGCTGACTGAAGCGCGCAAAGACGAACGTCGTGGCCGCGCTGAGGTTATGGCCGCTCGTCTGGACACCCTGGCCGCTTGCATCACCTCCCGCCAGCTCACCTACGCAGAAGCGGCAGAACTGCTGCGCGATGAAGCCGTGAAAATCCAGAACGAAGCCCAGGAGATCCACTGATGCATAACGCGCAATTGATTCCCGGCCAGCGTGTTCTGGTGACCCCACTTGAATCGGACAATGTTTACAACGGGATATTTATTGAGCGCCTGTCCAAAGGGGTAAGCGTTTTTATCCTTGCGGATTTCGTCGGCCTTACTGGCCCCGATGATATTGGCGATGTGTATTTAACCGACAGCATAGTTAGTCTCTGCGTAAAACCGGCGGAGGCTCACTGATGGCTGACTCTATCGATCTGGCCCAGCAACGCGAACATGAAGAACGCGAGCGCCTGATTCTCAATGCCCGCAGCCGCAGCGCTGCGGTTTCCCTTTTCCTGTGCGCATCATGCGGCGAATCCATCCCGGAAGCGCGGCGCATCGCCGTACCAGGCGTGGCGCTGTGCGTCACCTGTCAGGAAATTACAGAGCTGAAGTCTGTGCATTACAAGGGGGCTGTATGAACAAAGAAAGACTGGCCGTTAAGCCGCTGACCGATGCGGAACTGGATGAAATCATAGCCGGGAACGTTGACGGTGTTGAACCTACAATTCAGGAAATAGCGATGGCGCTGGAATTACGCGAGCGTCGCAGCCTTACCCGGATAAATTTAGTTGTTGAGTCGGCTAAACAAGGCGGTGCTGTATGAGCACCATCCTGAAATGGGCGGGTAATAAAACTGACCTTATGCCGGAACTGTTAGCGCATCTTCCCACTGGCCCGCGACTGGTTGAACCCTTCGCGGGTTCCTGCGCTGTGATGATGGCAACAGACTATCCTCATTATCTTGTCGCGGATATCAACCCCGATTTAATTAATCTGTATCGCACCATCGCAAAGGATTTTGAAAACTTTATCCTGCGCGCAAGGGCAGTATTTGAAAGTTTTGTACTGGCTGAAAATTATTACCGGGTGCGTGAGGCTTTTAATCATGACCGGGAAATTAATACTTTTCACCGCGCTGTTTATTTCCTCTACCTCAACCGCCATTCCTACCGTGGGCTTTGCCGTTATAACCAGAGCGGTGGCTTTAATGTCCCGTTCGGGAATTATAAAAAGCCTTATTTCCCGGAAGCGGAAATACGTGCCTTTGCTGAAAAAGCGAAGCGAGCCACGTTTGTCTGCGCCAGCTTCGACGAAACCCTGAATATGCTGGAACCGGGTGACGTGATTTACTGTGATCCACCTTATGACGGTGTGTTTACCGGCTATCACTCCAGCGGCTTTAAGGAGGATGATCAATATCATCTTGCGTCCATTCTTGAGCGCCGTTCATCAGAAGGTTACCCGGTTGTTGTATCCAACAGCGACACCTCCTTGACCCGTTCCCTCTATCGCAATTTCGTTTATCACCGCATCACGGCCAGGCGTAGTCTCGGCGTTGCTGCCGGTGAAAGTAAGTTGGCACCAGAAATTATCGCCGTATCCCGCCGCCCCAAACAAACGGCGTGGTTCGGGATTGATTTAGCCCGTGACCGCGATTGCTCGGTAGAAGTGCATCTGTAAATGACTGATACCGTTTTTGCTTACGCATGGAACGCACCCCGCGCCGCTGTCGGAGCTTATAAGGCTGACGACAGTGAGCGCGGTATCCGTTATCTGACACCTGACGGTAAGCGTAAGTTTCTATCCGCGATGGAGCTGGCGGAAACCGATGAAAAACCAGACCGCAGCAAGGCCGCCCGCCGCCGTCTGGCTTCGTTGCCTCATTACGTTCGCAGTTTTTATGCGCGCAAACTTGAGCAGATGGACGCGAAGGGCAAAAAAGCCGCCGATAACTGGCTGTTAAACACCTTTGAGCGCCATGTCCTTTCCCGTATTGACCATGTGAATGACCGTTACCTGCCGAATGCGACGTTACCGGCGGCCCTGTTGCCGCTGCGTAATGAGTTTTTCCGCCTGTTGTGGGCCGGTAAAAAAGAGCTGAAACGCCTGGCGCATAGTCTTGCTGATATCCTGCAAACCGAGTTTATGCACGAGTTTGATTTCCAGTATGAACGCACCACAGATCCTCACTTTTCCACCGTTTCGGCTTATGGGCGGATGGGGTTTCTTGCTTCTCATCTGAATACCCCCGTTCCAGGCTGGACGGCTTATTGCAATGAAGAACTGGAAGGCGAGGACGCGCTTAAATACGTGGCGCGTATGCAGTCGCCGCAATGGTGGCTTAACCGGCTGCGCCGGATGCATTCCCGCTGGCGCGAACACCTTATGATTGCAGCGGGTTATGTTCACAAAAAGGCCGCCTCTTACTGTAGCGATCCCTGCCTTCAGGAGTGGACGGCGCAGAAAAAAGCCAATCGTGAATATCTCAAAGCAATGGAGCTGGAAGACCAGGACACCGGCGAGCGTTTTTCTCTGATCGATAAGGTGGCGGCCAGTACCGCAAACCCGGCTAACCGTCGCCGTGAGTTAATGGCCCGGATGCGTGGCTTTGAAGATATAGCTAACGAGATGGGGCTGGCCGGTGCCTTTTTCACACTGACCGCGCCCTCGAAATATCACGCGATGCAACATAACGGTAAACGCAACGGTAAATATAACGGTGCTTCCCCCCGCGATACCCAGCAATATCTTTGTAAGGTGTGGGCGCGTACCCGTGCGGCATGGTTACGCAACGGGATCAGGGTGTTCGGTTTTCGCGTCGCTGAACCACATCATGATGAAACTCCGCACTGGCATCTGTTGCTGTTCATGAAGCCGGAAAATATTGCCCTGGCTCGCGATATTTTTCAGGAGCAAGCCCTTAAAGAGGATGGAAACGAACCGGGCGCACTTGAAAACCGGTTTGAAATGAAACTTATCGATAAAGAAAAAGGCAGTGCCACCGGGTATATCGCCAAATACATCAGCAAAAATATCGACGGTTATGCCCTGGACGATGAGAAAGACGAGGAAACCGGAAAACCACTGAAAGAAATGGCCCGCCGCGTAAGCGCTTGGGCTTCCCGCTGGGGTATCCGTCAGTTTCAACAGATTGGCGGCGCGCCGGTTACGGTATGGCGTGAGCTACGCCGACTCGGTGATCGTGAGCTGGTTTTGCATCCTGAGATTGAGCACGTAAGAGTACCCGCAGATGCCAGCACCTGGGCGGGGTATGTCATGGCGCAGGGCGGGCCGCTTGTAGCCCGTGACGAGCTCCGTGTCCGCCTGTGCTATGAGGTCACCGAAAACGGCAATATTTACGGCGATGATGTATCCAAAATAGCCGGGATCTACAGCCCGTTTGCGCTCACCGATTCCGCAATTTATACCCGCACCACGCAGTACAAAATCGTGCCGAAGCGTAAGCAGGATGACGCTTCTGGTTTTGATTTTGACTTTTCAGGCGGCAGCGCCGCCCCTCGGAGTTCTGTCAATAACTGTACGCGGGAGCCGCGAACGGTTGAAAAAAACACAATGCCGGAAAGCACCGTCATAGCTGACGGTGCCAGCTGCGCTATTGATTACGGAACCCTGACGCGGAAGGAAAGAAAGGTTGTGGCGGCCCGGCTATCCGCTGAGTTTAAAGCGGAACAGCAGCGCAAACGCGAGCGGCGCAAACGGCAGTCGGTATTGCGCCAGCCTGGCGAACGGGCTGAAAAAATCCGCGAATTTGCCAGCTCCATCGGCTGGGATATCGGAGAGACAGAAGTTGGCCTGTTGCTGGCCGGTCAGCGTATTGCGCTGGACGGTGTTTTCTATGTCGCCCGAAGTGACGGCGCGCTCTACAGAACGCGGGAACAATTACCGCAATCCACTGCGACAACGGTCAATACCTGGATAACGCGGTTGCGGTCGGCTTATCAAAATCAGGGTCAGAAATAACCATGTGGTACCAAAAGACCTTCATGGTCATTTCCGATCGTGCTGGCCATTTCATCGAGGCCGGTCATTTTTAACCATGCACGCCGGTATTCGCCAGCGGGAACGGAGAAAAAAAACAATGAGTTATCTGGGAAGCAAAGCCGCGAGCGGCGTCTATCAGAAAATAATCGCGCAAATGCCGCCGCATGATACTTACATCGAAACGCACCTGGGAGGAGGTGCGGTAATGCAGCGGAAACCGCCTGCATTACGAAACGTGGGAATTGATCTGGATGCGGAGGCGCTGCAAAGCTTCGCTTTCAGCCATCAGCTTTCACATGTGAACCTGGTAAACCGTGACGCAGTTGAATATCTGAAAGCGTTTGATTTTTGCCAGCGCCGGTCGCGTTTTGGTTTACGCCGATCCACCCTATCTACCGGAAACGCGCACCAGTAAGGCGCGCTATCGTTACGAGTATACGGTGGAAGACCATCGCCGTTTGCTTTCCTGTCTTCTGGGTCTGCCGGACAATGTGAACATCATTTTATCCGGCTATCCGTCTGCACTTTATGACTCAATGCTGACGGAATGGCGCACCTGTGAATTTCAGGCAATGACGCGCGGCGGGGTCAGAACGGAAAAGCTATGGATGAATTTTTTAGAAGGTCGGGCGTATACCCATACCTTTGCAGGTAAAGATTACAACGACAGAAACCGCATTAAGCGTAAGGCCAGACGCTGGCAGGAAAAGTACGCGGCGCTTCCAGCCGCAGAGCGTCTGGCGATCATGACCGCCCTGAATGAAGTTGACGCATCGTCATAATTTCAAAGGGTTATCAGTTTAAGAATATATCAATAATGTTCTACTTTTTGACTGGAACCACTTTTAAATTTTTCTCATAACGTGCTACTGTATATTTATACAGTAATCCTATCGGGAGGGATTTCATGGTTGTTGAAGAAGTCAGCCGTACCCAGCACAAATGGGCCTGCGTGCAATTCATTGCAGAAGTTTCGTTGTTAGCAAACTGCAAGCCGTCTGATCTGAAGTTGGCACTAAGCCTTATTGCCGATTTAGCAAACGGAGAAAATCAGGATGCTCAAAGTGAAATTTTTTATAAGGCAGATTAAGCGATGAGACTGAACATCATTCTGGATAAAGAACAAAAAATGAGTCAGACCGTGATTAATTCCTTTGAAGCTGAGCTGGCCTCCAAAATTCATAAAAGTTATCCCGCCACGAAAATCAGCATCAAGAAAGGAACAACAACCGGTATTGAACTCACTGGTTTCCCCCTGGAAAGTGACAGGGAGAGAATTAGTTCGATTCTTCAGGCTGTTTGGGAAGACGATAGCTGGATGCAGTAACCGAAATCCTGCCAGCGTTAAAACTGGTTTCACCGCTGGCAGGAATGAACAACGAGCAAGGCGAGGCGTTAGACATTTGCTCAGCACTGACACACTAGATGTGGTTTTTTTGGTGGTGCCAGTTGAATTACGATTCTTTTATCTTGTCGTAGTCAAGAAAATGGGATAGATAAACGATTCTGTAAGGTGTTTGCGACCCGGCATTGTTCTACAATAAAGGCACAACAAGAAGAATTAACAGCAATGCCACATGCTATATAGGCGTAGCGAGGAGGCCGTATGACTAATATTTTTGGAAAGATACTTTCAGCTCCAGGCCGGTTGATGCAGGGCGTCATCCAGCAGGAGATTGAACAATCGAATGACAGTAAAATCACTACTGATGCCAATGGTAACGCAGTGCTGAACATGGATAACAAGCAAGTTCGTGAGTCAATGCAGGCCAGAATGAGAGAACTGGCTGCTAAACGTTAAGGATAAACGATGGGACCATTGGTCATAATGGTTGTACTCGTATGCGGGTTTTGGTACACAGAAAATCATTACCAATCCCGCATACGTCACGCAAGAACGAATGGCTGGACATCTTACTTCTATGTTGCAATGCACGGGTGTAAGTTTGTTATTCAAGGCTTTGGTTTAATTTTATTTATCTACCTGGCACTGCTGGGTTTAAGTCTTCTAATCTCAATTCCTCACTTATTTTCAGCCTCTTATGGAATGAAGGATCTTTATTCATGGCTGACTGACAAGACGATTCTTTCTTATCCCATGTTTTTCGTGCTTTCAATGGCTGCGGCCTGTTTCCTGGCTTACGTTGCCGGGGATGTTGCAAGGAAGGCGATAAAAAACGAAGAAGTCAGGCAGGCCGCCTATCGTGAGATGGCTGCAATGGATGGTATTGAATCGCTTCTGGTGCAGGCGATTGATGAAGATATGTTGATTTTCGTTACGTTAAAATCACGCAAAGTTTACATCGGATATGTTGCTGCGCCTCGTATTGAGCACAGTCATACTCAACATTTAGCGATTATTCCATACATTAGCGGATACCGTGACAAGGACACGCTCCGTTACCATGAACAACATCGTTATTACGAATTGTATCTGGATAAGGGAATTGCTATTGGTCAACATGAGCGAGGGTTGAACTTACAACACTTTCGTCACGTCATACCAATGGATCAGGTTGAGGCTATTTCATTGTTTGATACAGATACATATGTCTCATTCGACAGCTACTCAGTGGCACAAAAGACGGAACATGACGGTGCTGCATGACTACGCTGCATGAATTTGCATGATCGTTAGAGGATCGTTTACATCCCGGCCCGCCAGTACTGGCGGGCTTTTTCGTTATTCATGCGCCTGCATGAAAACCCATGCACAAAGCGGGCAGGCGTGGCGGGGCTACGAGCGCGCGGTTTGGGTTTTCAGGGGTGGGATGGTGATCAAAATGGGGCAAAATGACAGCCTCCGGGCTGCTGTGGCGTCGTGGTGCTGAGAGGCAGTAAGGACGAAGGATAAAAACAACGAGGCCGCAGCAAGCCTCCTGTGCGTTTTTAGGATAGGTGAGCCGATTAGATGAGTATTCGGCTCACTATTTGAGCCAAAAAAAACCGCCAGTAAAGGCGGTTACGGTCTTGTTCAGGCTGGTTAACTGTTTTCATCGGGGTCAAGGTTGTAAGGTTCAAATGTAATAACCTCTTCACCAAGCCAGTCATTAAGTTCGCTCATTCGTTTCTGAAGCGGGATCAGCTCATTGCGAACAAAAACTTTTGCCGCCTTTTCTACGTCACCGAAACCGCCGGTATTAGTCGGGATGATGCCCATCAGCTGAGGCGGCACACGGTGCGCGGCCAGCATGTCATCACGGCTGATATTTTTAATATTCAGGAACTCATCCTTTGCCGCCACTTCCGACAGCGGGATTATCTGGATGCCGTCCTTTTTCCCGTTCGGACTGTACATAAACAGATTGCGGAAGTTGCCCGGCCCTTTCGACTTTTTCAGCGCCTCGCGGATATTATCCACGTCCTGCTGGTTGGCAGCCGGGTCGCTCATATACATGATGAATCCCGCGTGTGAGCCGTTCAGGTAATACTTACGGCGAAACAGTGTGGCCGACTCGTTAAGCAGGGTTGACGGGATGGCGGACAGGTATTCCGGCAGGCCGTAAATCTCCTGGTTCAAATCCGGCTCCATCAGGTGAAACACGCGGCCCGCGTCAAACTGGTACGGATCCTTGTTGTACCCGTACTGCACAAACCAGTAGGTATCAAGGTCCGTACCGCGCCGGGTAAATTTCGCCAGCGATGGATCAAGGCTCAACGTCTGGCCCAGCCGGTTCACGCGCTGCTCAAGGTAGCTGTTACCAAAAGTCAGGAAGTCCAGGGCGAACCGGGAAAACGCCTGCTTTGACAGCCAGCGATGCGGGATAAACGTACTCGTCAGGATGTTGCGCTTTACGTAAATAGCGCTGCTGTGGTGGGGGGCTGCCCGGAACGTGCGCGCCAGACCGTCCAGGCTAATGGGCGGTTCATACCACCGATCCACCTGGACGCATTCCAGATAATCCATCAGCTCACGCCGGTCCAGAACGGGAACCGGCTCACCGAAGCTGAACGCCTCCACGCCGGGTGTAGTCTGCGTCACTGGTTCTGCCGTGCTGATGCTGTCAGCTTTGCTGCGACTGGCTGTTTTTTTCTTGCTCATTCCGGCTGCTCCTGGTCTTCCTGCGGCCATTTACCCATAAACAACATGGCAAAATTTTCCGCTGACATTGCGCGGCGGTATTCGTTGATATCTGCCGGGCTGAACAGGGGCGCGTCTTCGCGCATATGGTCAGAAAGAATTACCGTTCCCCTGCTGGCAGGGCTGAGTTTTTTCCAGACTGTCCACGCCTCCTGATTTTTTGAAGGGGTCGTATACGTGGTAAGACGGTGGCGAACATTTGCGGCGACAGCCTTACCCAGCGCAAAGAGTGTGCGGGGGTGATTTGCCCAGGCATATTCGCTGAGATAAGCATTTCCACACAGACCGGCAAAATGACTTTTTTCCCCAGCAAAATAAATTGCCGCACCATTGCTCAGCAAAATTCGTCCGGTCTCACCTTTGATGTTCACTCCCACATCATGGGCAAAAGCGGCAATGTAATGACGGTTAGCGCCCTCTGCGCTGGCTTCCGTTGTGCCGATAAACACCTGATTTCTTCCGGTCTCGATAGCATCAATCAGTGCTTCCAGAGAAAAAGCAAAGTCAGCGCCACACTGGCGCATTTTGGTGTAGTGGCGCTGCCTGGCGGGATTGCGCATCCATTGTTGCTGATATCCAAAAAGCCGGGTGGCTCGCTGCTTCAGGGCGTTAAGTTGCTCGGGGGTAAAAGAATAAGCCATTAAAAAATCTCCACGATATTGCTGTTGTTAACGGTGGTGCCTTCCAGCGGTTCATTGAACAGGGCGTGCATGGTCGCCCAGGCCAAATCGGCGTGGCTGGCTTCCTCGCTGCGGCTGGCTTCATAGGTCGGACGATTGCCGCTGGCCGTGGTGGCGCGGCGAATGGCCATGAAGGATTGCGCGATATCGGTCAGGCCCGCGTCATATTCCAGACGGCGGTGGCTGATGATGTCGTATGCCTTCAGAACCAGGGCGTTTTTCACGTTCGGGTTGTAAACAAACTCGCGGGCCGCCGGGAAGAACTGCTTAACGGACTTGTAAACGCCATCGCCCACGCCGGTGGAGTCGATGCCGATATAAGTCACGTTGTATTTTTTCGTCAGCTCTTCGATGGCCTTCGCCTGGGCGCGGAAGTCCATGCCGCGCCACTGGTGGCGTTCAAGGATGCGGAACTTACCGCCCGGCACATCCGGTGGCGCAATGACCACGCACCCGGCGCTGTCACCGTTCTGGGTTCCCTTTGCCGGGTCGTAACCAATCCAGACCGGGCGCCAGCCAAACGGGCGGATCATCAGCGGTTCGAAGTCGTCCCACACTTCCCAGCTGTCCACCATGCAGGCCTGCATCAGCGCCAGCGGGAACACCGACGCCAGGTCATCCACGAACTGGCACATCAGCAGGTTCTGGAATTCGTCCGGGCTGTATTCCAGGCTGAGCTGGTCGAGGTCGAACAGGTTACAGCCGCCGCGCACCGCGTCTTCAATGGTGACAATCTGGCGGAACTGGCCGTCCGGGCAGAGCGCGCCGGGTGACAGGTGGGCGTGAGACAGGTCGATCTCCACCCGGTCTGCCTTGGCGCGGCCCTTGTTGAACAGCGCACCGGACCAGAACGGATACGCGCTGTGGGTCAGGCTGGACGGGGTTGAAAAATAGGTCTGTCGCCATTTTTTATGCAGCGCCATCCCGGAGGCGACCTTGCGCAGTTCCTGAAATTTCGGGATCCAGAAATATTCATCCAGGTACAGGTTGCCGTGATAACTCTGGGCGGTGCGGGCATTGGTCCCCAGAAAATACAGCGTGGCCCCGTTGCTGAGCGTCATCGGGTCGCCCTTCAGTTCAACTCCCACCTCGCGGGCAAACTCAATGATGTACTGTTTGAAAACGTGGGCCTGTGCCTTACTGGCGGAAAGAAAAATCTGGTTGCGCCCGGTGATAAGCGCATCAATCAGCGCCTCGCGGGCAAAATAGAACGTTGCGCCAATCTGGCGGGATTTAAGCAGGTTGCGGATGCGGTGAATTTTTCCCGCCTCCCACCACTGCCGCTGGTAGTCAAACGCGGAGCCGTGGAAAATCTCTTCCAGCTTCTCGATCTGCTCGTCGGAAAACACATTCTTTTCCGGCGGCTTGCGCGGGCCTTTGTTACGGTTGGCTACTTTCGGGTTCAGGTCGGCTTCATTGCCGCCGTTGTTAAATTTCCCGATGCGCGCCTGCTGCACCGCCTGGCGGGACAGTAAATCAATTTCCTTGTAATCCTTCCCTTCCTTCTGCTCCTTCATGACGAGCTGGCAGTAGCGCGCCGCCGTGGTGAGCTGCATCTGATCCAGTGGGCCAATGTCAGCCCACTTGTCACGCTTTTTCCAGCTGTGAACGGTCGCGGGTTTCTCTCCCAGCATTTCAGCAATGCGGGCGATACGGATCCCACTGAAATACAGGAACATGGCCTGTTTTCGCGGGTCGAGGTCTGAACTGATGGGCGTCGTATTCATGCCGCCAGACTACGGTCCCGCGCGCGTCCTGACCGCTTCCGGCTGTTGTGCCATTTTCAGCACAATGCCGCCACGTTGTCTCGCCGTCCGCGCCCCGCAACCATAAAGGCTCACATGACGTTATGAACTAACCGGAGCCGGAAACATGGCAAAAAAAGCAAAGCGTTTTCGTGTCGGGGTGGAAGGTGCCACCACGGACGGGCGCAATATCGAGCGCGACTGGCTGACCCAGATGGCCGCGAATTACGATCCGCAGGTTTACACCGCCCTGATTAATGTCGAGCACATCAAGGGTTTCACACCGGACAGTCCGTTCCGCCGCTTCGGGAAGGTTGACCGCCTGGAGGCTGAAGAAATTACCGACGGCAAACTGGCGGGAAAAATGGCGCTGTATGCCTGGATTTCCCCGACGGACGATCTGGTCGCCATGACCGGCAAAATGCAGAAGCTGTTCACGTCCATGGAAGTGAACGTCAGCTTTGCGGACAGCGGCGAAGCCTATCTGGTTGGCCTGGCGGTCACTGACGATCCGGCAAGCCTCGGCACTGAAATGTTGCAGTTCAGCGCAGGCGCGGCAAACAGTCCGCTCGCCAGCCGCAAACTGGCCGCCGGTAACCTGTTTACGGCTGCTGAAGAAACCCTCATCGAATTTGAAGACGAGCCGGAAGAAAAGCCGAATCTCTTCACCCGCGTTAAAGAGCTGCTGACCCGTAAATCCGCTGACGATAAGGCGAAGTTTGCCGACGTGCATCAGGCAGTGGAAGCGGTGGCGCAGGAGCACCAGACCCTGTCCGCCACTGTGGAAGGACTCGGCACCGCGCAGACCGGGTTTTCCGCCCGCCTGGATGAAATGCAACAGGCCATTGAATCCGGTCGCGCGGAGCTGGTCAGCCTGCGCGAAAAACTTTCCGCTGAAGACAGCCGCAGCGACCGCCGCCCGACAGGCACCGGCGGGAACGGCAGCGCTGAACAACTCACCAACTGCTGACGGAGTTACAGCACAATGAAAAAAACCACCCGCTTTAAATTCAATGCGTATCTGACCCAGCTCGCGACGCTGAACGGCGTCGACGTGTCGGATATTGCATCGAAGTACACCGCTGAGCCATCCGTCGCGCAGACGCTGGAAACCAAAATTCAGGAGTCATCCGGCTTCCTGCAAAAAATCAACATCATCCCGGTGGATGAGCAGTCCGGCGAGCGTCTGGGGCTGGGTATCGGTGCCTCCATTGCCGGAACCACCGACACCACCCAGAAAGAGCGCGAACCCACCGATCCGACCTATATCGACGGCGAAGGGTACAAATGTACCCAGACCAACTACGACACGGCACTGCCGTATTCAAAGCTGGACCTGTGGGCCAAATTCCAGGACTTCCAGACCCGCATCCGCGATGCGATTGTTCTTCGCCAGGCACTGGACCGCATCATGATCGGCTTTAACGGCGTGAAGCGTGAAAAGACCTCCAACCGGGAAACCTACCCGCTGTTGCAGGACGTCAACATCGGCTGGCTGGAGAAAATCCGCCAGGAAGCGCCGGTGCAGGTACTGGATAAAATCGTCAGCGAAGGTCAGGTGATCTCCCCGAAAATCCGCATCGGAACCGGTGGTGACTTCGCCAACCTGGACGCACTGGTGCTGGGCGCAGTAAGTGAAAAAATTGCGCCGTGGTATCAGGAAGACACCGAACTGGTGGTGGTCTGTGGCCGCTCGCTGCTGGCTGACAAGTATTTCCCGATTGTGAACCGCGACCAGCCCAACTCGGAAACGCTGGCGGCGGACCTCATCATCAGCCAGAAACGCATCGGCAACCTGCCCGCCGTGCGCGTTCCGTTCTTCCCTGCGAACGCCATGCTGATCACCCGCCTGGATAACCTGTCCATCTACTGGCAGGACGGCACCCGCCGCCGCTCGGTTATCGACAATCCGAAGCGTGACCGCGTGGAGAATTTCGAGTCAGTAAATGAAGCCTATGTGGTCGAGGATTACGACGGCGCCTGCCTGATTGAAAACATCGAGATGCTGGCCGCTCAGGGTAATGGTTCATCCGGCGCGCTGACTGCCGACAACATCCAGGCGCTGGTCGCGGCTGCGGTTCAGGGCGTGATCGACGGTCAGAACGCCGCAGGCGGCACCGGGGCGTGACCATGAACCATTTCCGCGCCCACACGCAGTATATCCAGGCTAAGGAGGCCGCCCGCGAGGGCGGCAGCCACAGTGGCGCGAGCGGCTACAACATGATGTTGTTGCAGCTCACCGAACACCGCCGCCGCCTGAAGGGGATCCAGTCAACCGAGCGTAAGTGCGAGCTGAAACGGGAATTTCTGCCGCTCTATGCCGGGTGGATTGCCGGGTTGCTGGAAGCGGATTCCGCACCGCAGGACGACGTGGCGATGTACCTGATGATCTGGCGCATTGATGCCGGTGACTACACCGGCGCGCTGGATATCGCCCGCCACGCCCTGAAGCATAGCTGGGTGATGCCGCAGCGTTTTAACCGCACCACGGCAACGGCTGTTGCGGAAGAGTTTGCCGACGCCGCAATGCGCGCCTTTGCCGACGGTGGCACCTTCAACGCCGCGCTGCTGACGCAGGCGCTGGCGCTGGTCGAATCTCATGATATGCCGGACCAGTCACGCGCCCGTCTCCACAAGGCGCTGGGCTATGCCCTGCGGGATAACGATCAGGCCGTCGCCGCGCTGAATCACCTTAAACGCGCCCTGCAACTGGACAACAACAGCGGTGTAAAAACCGACATCAAGCAACTGGAATCCCGGTTGCGAAAGGCCGCCAGCGGCTGACGAATCGTGCCAACGCGCGGGGCGGCACGGGGTGGCGACAGGCTGTAAGCCGCATCAAAACCCCGTCCACCGCCCAACTTTTGGGAGTAACGGAATGAATATGAAGTTCGTTTCACCGGAGCCGGTGAAGGACGGCGCGCAGGACACCATCACCAACACGCCTTTCTGGCCTGAGATCAGTCTGTCGAAATTCCGCCAGGACATGCGCACTGACGGCACGGTCACCCCGGAACGGCTGCGGCAGGCACTGCTGACCGCCATGGCCGAAGTGAATGCCGACCTCTACGAGTTTCGCGAGAAACAACAGGCCAGGGGATGCGCGGACTTAAACAGCGTACCGGCGGAGAGTATCGACGGCGAAAGCCAGCGGGTGATGCTGTACCGCCGGGCGGTGTTCTGCTGGGCGAAAGCAAATCTGGTTGAACGTTACCGGGACTTTGACGCCACCGGTGAAGGCAAAAAAAAGGCGGATGAGTATGCACAAACGGCGGACGAACTGATGCGGGATGCCCGCTGGGCCATTTCCCGTGTTCAGGATTTACCGCATATGACGGTGGAGCTTATCTGATGAAAGTCCGGGCGCAACAGAATGACACGGTTGACGCCATCTGCTGGCGTTATTACCGGCGCTCGCAGGGCATGACGGAAGCCGTCCTGAATGCCAACCCCGGACTCGCGGAGCGGGGGCCGATCCTGCCGCACGGGCTGGAAATTGAACTGCCCGAACAGGTGCCGGCGGCTGTCGCCCGGACCATTCAACTCTGGGAGTGATGATGAGTATTGAACGGATGATGTCGGCGCTGACCTATTTCATCGCGCTGTTTCTGGCCTGGCTGGGTGATTTCTCGCTTCAGGATCTGGGAACGGTGCTTGCCATGGTGCTGGGTGTGGCGGCGTTCGCGCTGTCCTGGTATTACCGGCGCAAAACCTACCAGTTACTGGCCGCCGGGGCGATCAGTCGGGAGGAGTATGAACGCGCAAATCGTTAAACGCTGTGTGATTGGCGTGGTGCTGGCGATTGCCGCCACGCTGCCGCAGTTCCAGTTGCTGAAAACCTCGCCGCAGGGGCTGGCGCTGATTGCCGATTATGAGGGCTGCCGCCTCACGCCGTACCGCTGCGCCGCCGGTGTCTGGACTAACGGGATCGGGCATACCGAAGGCGTCGTGCCGGGGAAAACCCTTAACGAGCATCAGGTGGCCGCGAATCTCGTCAGCGACGTGTTACGGGTGGAAAAGGCGCTGGCCGTCTGCGCACCGGTGGACATGCCGCCGCAGGTGTATGACGCAATGGTCAGCCTGGCGTTTAACGTCGGCACCGGTGCGGTGTGCCGTTCCACGATGGTGTCGTTTATCAAGCGGCACCAGTGGTGGCAGGCGTGTGATCAGCTTTCGCGCTGGGTCTACGTCAACGGAGTAAAAAACAACGGGCTTGAAAATCGCCGCGCGCGGGAAAAGGCGTGGTGCTTAAAAGGAGTAAATCCATGAAACGTAAAGTGCTTTCTTTTGTGCTGGATGTGGTGCTGACGCTGATACTGGTCGCGGGACTGATGAAACCGGAAAGCGTGGCGGTGAATTTTGTGGTGGCGCGGGCCTGGCTGGGTTGTGCGCTGATGCTGACCGCTGTCACAACGGGCATTGCTGGCCATGTTATCTGGTACGTATTTGAAAAGGGCAAAGTGCCGGATGCGGAATCGCAGGCGCTGAAAGCAGTGCGCGCCATTTTTAACCCGGATATTTCCCCGCTGCGCCGGTGGTGGTCCTGGGCAATGTTTGCCGCAATTGTGGTCTGCCTGATTAATGCGGGCTGGCTGGTTGTGGCAATCGTTTATCTGTTCTGCGCTGTGGCATTCCGGTTTACAGCCTCGGTTTATCGTCAGCTCATGGCGGATACACCATGCACCGTGGCGTAGTGGTGGTTCTTGCGGCGCTGGCTGGTCTGCTGGCCTTTATGGGCTGGCGGCTCAATGAGGCACATCAGGCTATCGGCAGCCGTGACCGGGACATTTCGGCCCTGTCTGAAAAGCTGAGCGACAAAAATGGCCAACTCCTGGCCGTGGATATGGTGGCCCGGATGAATGACGCCTTTCAGGCCAGTCTACAGCGCAACACGGAAGCCATTCACACGGCGGCCGCAGAACGTCAGGCAATGATTAAGGGGGTGATCCGTGGAAGTGAAGAAAATACGCGCTGGGCTGATGCTCCTTTGCCTGCTGATGTTATCCGCCTGCAAAACCGCCCCGCCCTTACCGGCGGCGCAGGTTATCACGCTTTCCTGTCCGGCGGTGACCCGCTGCCAGCTCCCGGCAAGCAACCCGACAACCAACGGTGAACTGCTGGAAGCCAAAGAAACAGCGGAAACCGCCTGGGGGCTGTGTGCCGCTAAGGTGGATGTGATCGTGGACTGTCAGGAGAAACTCAGTGAAAAAGCCCGATTCCATGCGCCAGGCCATCAGTGACGGGCTGGACGTTCTGAAGAAAAACCCCGATACCCTGCATCTGTTTGTGGATGAAGGTTTGGTGGTCAGTACCGGCGTTCCGGCCCCTGGCTGGGAATACCGCTACACGCTGAATGTGGTGGTAACCGATTACGCCGGGGATCCGAATCTGCTGATTGCCGTCGTCTGCGACTGGCTAACGATTCATCAGCCTGATGCGATGAATAACGCCGAACTGCGGGAAAAACTGTTCAGGTTTGAGGTGGATATCCTGAATAACGGTCTTTGCGATATCGCCCTTTATCTGGCACTGACGGAGCGCGTTATTGTCACGGTTGATAACGGGGTGGCAACGGTGGAAGCCGTACCAGAACCACAAAACCCGGAAGACAACTACTGGATCCGCCATGGCTGACTTTAAAGAAATTGAAGGGTGGTTGGATGCGCTGATAGCCCAGCTTGAACCGGCACAGCGGCGAAAACTGTTGCGGGATGTCGCAACAAAAATCAGGCAACAACAACAACAGAATATTAGGATGCAGAAAAACCCGGACGGGAGCGCTTACGAGCCACGACGGGTATCAGGCCGCGCCAAAAAGGGCCGCGTACGCCGCCAGATGTTCACCAAACTGCGCACCGTGCGGTATATGAAAACCCGCGTGACGGCCAGCACGGCTGAGGTGGGGTTTGATGCTAAGGCGCTGCGTATCGCCCGTGTTCATCACTACGGATTACGCGACCGGGTGAGACCAGGAGGCCCACAGGTGACATATGCGCGGCGTGAACTGCTGGGCATAACTGACGCATCTGAAGAAATTATCAAAGACCTCATTATCGCGCATCTGGCGGGCTGATTGTCTGGTGCCTGAAACAATGGCCGGGACTAATCGCCACGCGGCAACAATGGAAAACTGATGTTATGAAAACAGAATTCAGCCTTGCCGAACTTTACCGCCTGATACTGAACCTTATCCGAAAAGGTGTGGTGACAGAAGTGGACACAAAAAACTGGCAGTGTCGGGTCCAGACTGGCGATCTCGAAACCAACTGGCTCAACTGGCTGACCCTGCGCGCCGGTAAATCCCGCACATGGTGGAAGCCGTCAGTGGGTGAACAGGTTCTGGTACTGGCGGTGGGCGGCGAGTTAACCACGGCGTTTGTTCTGCCTGGCATTTATTCCGATGCCTGCCCGCCTCCGTCAACGTCAGAAGACGCAATGGTGACCGCGTTCCCGGACGGTGGCTGGATTGAGTATGAGCCGGAAACCGGGCGTTATCGGGTAAAAGCCGGGGCCAGTATCATTTTTGACGCGCCGGAAAGCATTGCCATCAAAACAGCATTGCTGGATATCGACGCGGACCAGACCGTGATCAATGGTGAAGTTACACAGAGCGGCGGCGCATTATCTTCCAATGGTGTTGTTCTGGATGCTCACGCCCACATCGGCGTAATCAAGGGCGGCGATAAAACGGGCGGGCCAGTCTGATGATGTATATGGGGATGAATCAGCGGACCGGAGAAGCCATCACGGATATCGATCATATCCGCCAGTCCGTGCGGGACATTCTGACCACCCCCGTAGGTTCCCGAATTTATCGCCGGGAATATGGCTCGCTGTTTTTATCGCTGATTGATGATCCGACGAACCCGGCGACAAAACTCAGGGTAATGGCGGCAACCTACAGCGCGCTTAACCGCTGGGAACCGCGTATCCGGTTAGACAGCGTCACGCTGGAAACCACCATGGACGGTGAAATGGTCGTGGAGCTTAGCGGCTATCGTGATGACGGTTCCGCTGTGAGCTTAAGTGTTCCGATGGGGAATAATTTATGAGTGCCGTTGATCTTTCATCCCTGCCCGCGCCGCAAATTATTGATGTGCCGGATTTTGAAGCACTGCTTACTGCGCGCAAGGCGCGTCTGGTATCGCTTTACCCTGCTGAATTGCAGGAAGCGGTTGCCCGTGCGCTGGAACTGGAATCCGAACCACAACTGAAAATCCTTCAGGAAAACTGCTACCGGGAAATTCTGCTGCGTCAGCGCATCAATGAAGCAGTGCAGGCGGTCATTATTGCCCGTTCCGGCGGCGTAGACCTGGACAACCTGGTCGCCAACTTTAATGTGCAGCGTCTGGTCGTCACGCCAGCGGATGAAACCGCCGTTCCGCCGGTTCCGGCGGTCATGGAGAGCGACGAGGATTTACGCCAGCGCGCGCCGGAAGCGTTCGAAGGTTTATCCGTGGCGGGGCCAGAAGCGGCGTATAACTTCCACGCCCGCAGTGCTGACGGGAGGGTAGCCGATGCATCCACGGTCAGCCCGTCTCCCGCTGCGGTGGTGGTGACCGTGCTGTCCCATGAGGGTAACGGGCAGGCCAGCCAGGCGCTGCTGGATATTGTAGCCAGCAAGCTGAGCGCCGAAACCATCCGCCCGCTGGGCGACCGGCTGACCGTTCAGTCCGCCGCTATCACTGAATACCGGGTGGCGGCAAAGCTGCACCTGTTTGATGGCGTGGTGGCCGGTCCCTGTCTGGCGGCAGCAAAGAACAATCTTGCTGCCTATCTGCTGGAGCAAAAGAAGCTGGCGCGCAGTATCCGGCGCGATAACTACAAGGCTGTGCTGCGTGTGGCCGGGGTGGACTGGGTGGAGCTGCTGGAGCCTGCAGCTGATGTGCTGATGGATAAGTCACAGTCGGGATACTGCACCGCCACAGATATCACCATTGCCGGGGATGCTAATGACTAGCCTGTTACCACCGGGATCGTCCGCGCTGGAGCGTCGTCTTGCTGAAGCCTGCGGCGATATCAGCACCGTTCCGGTGCCGTTGCGCGAACTGTGGAACCCGGACACCTGCCCGGAACACCTGCTGCCCTGGCTTGCCTGGTCGTTCTCTGTTGACCGCTGGGATGAAGCCTGGCCGGTAGCGGTGAAACGCCAGGTGGTGCGTGATGCATATTTCATCCACCGTCAGAAAGGCACCATTGCAGCCGTGCGCCGTGTGGTGGAGCCGTTCGGCTTTCTCATCCGGGTGATCGAGTGGTGGCAGTCCGGTGAAACGCCGGGAACCTTTCGCCTTGATATTGGCGTTCAGGACCAGGGCATCACGGAAGAAACCTACCAGGAACTTGAGCGACTGATAGCGGGCGCAAAGCCGGTCAGCCGTCATCTGGTTGGCCTGTCCATAAACTTGCAGACCAGCGGCAGCGTTATCACCGGCGCGGCCAGCTATCAGGGCGATGAGCTGACTGTTTATCCCTACTTTGCTGAAGCTATCAGCGTGGGCGGCCCGGCAGTGTCCGGCGCTGCCATCCATTTGATTGATGAGATGAGCGTAAATCCATGACGGCAAAATATTATGCAATCCTGACCACGCTGGGTGCCGCGAAACTGGCTAACGCCATGGCGCTGGGAACGAAACTGGAAATTACCACCATGGCCGTGGGTGATGGTGGCGGCGTACTGCCGACACCGGACGCCAGTCAGACTGCCATTGTCGGCGAACAGCGGCGCGCCCCGATTAACATGCTGAGCATTGACCCGGCGAACCCCGGACAGATTATTGCCGAACAGGTTATCCCGGAGAATGAAGGCGGCTTCTGGATCCGCACTATCGGTCTGTACGATAAGGACGGGACGCTGATTGCGGTGGCAAACTGCCCGGAAACCTATAAGCCGCAGTTACAGGAGGGAAGCGGTCGCACCCAGACCATCCGCATGATCCTGATTGTGTCGAACACTGACGCTATCACGCTGAAAATTGACCCGGCGGTCGTGCTGGCAACCCGTAAATATGTGGATGATAAGGTCATTGAAGTTAAGGTGTATGCCGATGAGCTGATGGCCGCGCACCTTGCCGCCGCTAACCCACATAATCAGTACGCGCCGAAAGCCTCCCCTGCCCTGACCGGGACGCCAACCGCGCCGACACCAGTTAAAACGGACAACACAACCAAACTTGCCACCACTGCGCATGTGAAACAGGTTGTGGCGGATTATGCGCCGCTGGCAAACCCAGCGCTTACCGGTAAACCGACAGCCCCGACGGCGGCGCAGACGTCAAACGACACGCAGCTCGCGACTACGGCATTTGTGAAAGCGGCCATCACAGCGCTGATTGATTCCTCACCGGCGGCAATGGACACGCTGAACGAACTGGCCGCCGCGCTGGGTAACGATCCGAACTTTGCCACAACCATGACAAACTTGCTGGCAGCAAAAGCGCCGCTGGCAAGCCCGGCATTGACGGGAACGCCGACAGCACCGACGGCAGCGCAAACCGTCAACAATACACAGCTCGCGACCACGGCATTTGTGAAAGCGGCAGTGGCCGCGCTGCTGGCAAGCCCGGCGTTTACCGGAACGCCAACGGCCCCGACGGCGGCGCAGACTGTCAACAACACGCAAATTGCCACCACGGCTTATGTAAAAGCGGCGCTGGCTGCCCTGGTGGATTCCTCACCGGCAGCACTCGACACGCTGAACGAACTGGCCGCCGCGCTGAATGACGATCCGAATTTTGCGGCAACCATGACAGCGGAACTGTCCAAAAAAATGGATAAGGCCAGTAACGGGGCGGATATCCCGGACATTGCGGCGTTTCTCAATAACCTTGGTTTTAGCACATTAACGACAACCTCATATCCGTCCCGAATCTCGTTACTGGGATGGAAAATTATGTTCGGGATTGCCACGGCATCCAGCACGCCTGGAGCAGCAAAAGTCATCACGTTTCCTGAAGCTTTTAAAGCAGAGGCACCGGTACTGATTTTGTCGCCAAATAACGCGTCCACAGCAGCAACTGTGGCCTGGTATGACAATCAGACCAAGACGGGATTTAACCTGCGCTGCAACGAGGCTGTCTCATGTACCTGGCTCGCAATTGGTTAAGGGGAATATATGTACGCAAAATGGGTAGGAACTGATGGCCGCTTTGCTTTCAGCGGCACAGATAATGGCGGTGTTGAGATATCGGAGGCTGATTATTCAGCGCTTTTTGCCGCACAGCAGGCGGGGAAAGTTATTGCTAATGACGGCCAGGGTAATCCGGTAGCAATAGATGAACCCGCGCCAACTGAGGCTGAATTGCAAAGCGCAGCCGTATATCAGAAACAGCGGTTGCTGGATTCAGCACTGCAAGTAACGAGCATCTGGCAGTCCGAGTTACTGCTTGGCTCCATCAGTGACACTGATAAAGCGTCGTTGACAGCCTGGATTGCATACGTCAAAGCGGTGCAGGCAGTCGATACAACAAAACTGCCCGTCACCTGGCCTACGCAGCCGGTACAGTAGGCCAGGCAATATTCGGCGCAGTGCTGATATCAAGGGCCGTCACTGCGTCGATGTAATCCAGCGTGATGTCTAGCCTGAGCTGCTCCGCATCTGTTAGCGCTCTTCCTGCCCGCAGTTTCAGGCTGATGACAGAAATAGACTGGAGCGCTTCATCAATTTTGTTCTGTTTTTCCTGCTCAGCAGCAGCGACGTATTGCACATGCGTTGGGGCTGGCCTGTCCAGCAAAACAGGATACCCCAAGTCATCAGCCGCGATTATCTTCCCCCCTCCTGGCCAATCATTAATTCACGCCATTTATCCTCAGTGATATCGACAGCATCAGCAGGAATGTCAGTGTGAAACCCAGTCAGATAAAACCCCGTCGTTTCAGCGCTAAATTTATACATGTCATTTACCTATCGCAAAATATGATGCGGTTGTAACACCAAGCAGGTCTTTTCCCTTGTTCTGCACTATCAGAGTGGTTTTATTGGTGAAATTGTCCCTGGTTGCATAGAGAGAGACCCCATCAACATAGCCCGCTGTTTTGTCATTCAGCGTCAATAAAACCTGAAAAACGCGCTCTTTAAACGCCATTGGATATGCAGCGCCGAGCGAATAGAAAAGGAACTGGCAGCGCTCGAAACTGGCATATTGTGCCAGTAACAGCACAACGGCGCGAAGCTGTGCGCGCGACATAATCAATTCACCATAGGGCGGAATCCACTCAGGAGGTCCGCCAGATGGCTGAAGATTATCACCACGGTGTCCGCGTTCTGGAAGTCAATGAAGGAACGCGCACCATTCGTACCGTCAGTACCGCTGTTGTCGGGATGGTCTGCACGGCAGACGACGCCGACGCGGCAGCATTTCCGCTTAACACGCCGGTGCTTATTACTGACGTAGTCACAGCGTCCGGGAAAGCAGGCGAAACCGGCACCCTTGCCCGTTCTCTGGATGCGATTGCCGATCAGTCCAAACCCGTTACCGTAGTGGTGCGCGTTGAACAGGGCGAAACCGAAGCGGAAACCACGTCGAATATCATCGGCGGCGTGACAGCCCAGGGTAAACGCACTGGCATGAAAGCGCTGCTGACCGCCAGCAACCAGCTTGGAGTAAAACCGCGCATTCTGGGTGTTCCCGGTCATGACACACAGGCGGTGGCGTCTGAGCTGTTGAGCGTGGCGCAGTCCCTGCGCGGCTTTGCGTATCTGGCTGCCTATGGCTGTAAAACCGTGCAGGAATGTATCGATTACCGTGCCAACTTCGGCCAGCGTGAAGGTATGTTGATCTGGCCTGATTTTACCGGCTGGGACACGGTGACAAATGCCGAACAGACGATGTACGCCACCGCTCGTGCGCTGGGCCTGCGCGCCAAAATTGACAGTGACACCGGCTGGCACAAGTCGCTTTCCAACGTCGCAGTAAATGGCGTCACCGGGATTTCCGCTGATGTATTTTGGGACTTGCAGGATCCGGCAACCGACGCGGGCCTGCTGAATAAAAACGATATCACCACGCTTATCCGCTCTGATGGTTTTCGCTTCTGGGGTTCTCGTTCTCTGAGTGATGACCCGTTTTTCCAGTTCGAATGCTACACCCGCACTGCGCAGGTTCTGGCAGATACCATGGCAGAGGCTCACATGTGGGCGAATGACATGACGCTGACCCCGTCACTGGCCCGCGACATTATCGAAGGCGTAAAAGCCAAAATGCGCTCACTGGTCAGCCAGGGTTATCTGCTGGGCGGGGACTGCTGGTTTGACGACAGCGTGAACAATAAGGACACCATCAAGGCCGGGAAACTGTGGCTGGACTATGACTACACCCCGGTCCCTCCGCTGGAAAACCTGATGTTCCGCCAGCGTATCACTGACCGTTATCTGGTCGATTTTGCCAGCCAGCTTAAATCCTAAGGGGACGTTATGGCACTGCCACGCAAGGTTAAATACCTGAATCTGTTTAATGCCGGTCAGAACTGGATCGGCCTGGTTGAGTCCGTCACCCTGCCAAAACTGACGGAGAAAATGGAGAAGTACCGGGGCGGCGGTATGCCGGGTTCGGTGGATATCAGTCTGGGCCTGGACGATGGCGCGCTGGATACAGAATTCACCATCGGTGGTACTGAGATCCAGCTGTTCAAGCAGATGGCGACGCCCACTGTGGACGGCGTTCAGTTGCGTTTTACTGAATCCCTGCAACGTGACGACACCGCAGAAGTTTACGCGCTGGAGCTGGTTACCCGTGGCCGCTACAAGGAACTGGATTCCGGTGAACACAAGCAGGGCGACAGTTCAACCACTAAAGTGTCCTGCACCAACACTTACGTGAAACTCACCATCAATGGTGAGGAGCTGTATGAAGTGGACACGGTGAATATGGTCTGGAAAGTCGGTGGCGTGGATATGCTTGAAGCGCACCGCACCGCGCTGGGCCTTTAATTAAAACGGGCGCGCCTGCCGCGTCCGTCTTTACTTCTCTTTTCTGAACGGAACACATCATGACCAAAGAAACCGAAACCACCGGCACCGAACCACGCACCACCGCAACCGTCACCCTGGACTGCCCGATCCAGCGAGGTAAACAGACCATTGAAACCATCACTGTGCGCAAGCCGCAGTCCGGCGCGCTGCGCGGCACCCGTTTGCAGTCGCTGATGGAAATGGACGTGGACAGCATGATGGTGGTGCTGCCGCGCGTCACCACGCCGTCACTGACCCGCGAGGAAGTGCTTACCCTGGAGCCGGGCGATCTGTTGCAGTTATCCGTGGAGCTGGTCAGTTTTTTGTTACCGAAGTCGGCCACTGCCGCTTTCCCGACAAATTAACTGTTGATGATTTAATTGCCGATATCGCCACGATCTTTCACTGGCCGCCCGATGTAACCGGCGATATGTCGCTGACAGAACTGCTGGAGTGGCGGCACAAAGCCATTTTACGAAGTGGGGCCGCCGATGAGTGACCGTAACCTGCGTTTGCAGGTTGTATTAAATGCCGTTGATAAGCTCACCCGCCCGTTTAAGGATGCGCGTGCCGGTTCTCAGGAACTGGCCGCCGCCATCAAAAAATCCCGTGATGCCCTGAAACAGCTCGACCAGGCTGGCGCGAAACTCGACGGGTTCCGCACGCTGCAACAGTCCGTGAAACAGACCGGTGCCGATCTGGCGCAGGCCCGCCTGCGCGCCCAGATGATGACCCGCGAAATGGCGGGGATGGAAAACCCGACAAAGAAACAGACCAAAGCCCTGGAAGACCAGTGGCGGGCCGTGTCGCGCCTGGAGAAAAAACAGCAGGAAGAAACAGCGCAGCTAAGCCGGGTCCGGGCGGAGCTGTACCGGCTGGGAATTTCTGCCAAAGACGGCACCGGCGCAACGGAAAAAATCCGCCTGGAAACGGCCCGCTATAACGATGAACTTCGGGAGCAGGAAGCAAGGCTGAAGCGCGTCGGGGAACAACAGCGCCGCGCAGCTGCTGCGCGCGCGCAGTACACCCGCTCGCTGGAAATCCGTGACCGGGTGGCCGGAGCCGGTGCCGCTATGACGGCGGCGGGCGTGGGAATGTCCGCGCCGGTGCTGTCCGCCGTGAAAAGTTATTCCAGCCTGGAAGATGCCATGAAGGGTGTCGCCAAGCAGGTTAACGGCCTGCGCGATGACAGCGGCAACCGCACCGCACAGTTTTATGAAATGCAGGCGGCCATCAAGCAGGCGGGTGAGCAGTTACCCATGGCAAACGGTGCGATTGACTACGCCGCCCTGGTGGAAGGTGGCGCGCGCATGGGGATCGGGGGCGATGCCAAAACATGGGAGGAACAGAAAGCGGATTTGCTGAGGTTTGCGGCGGTGTCCGCCAAAGCGGCTACGGCTTTTGAACTGCCCGCCGATACCCTGGCGGAAGACCTGGGGAAAATCGCCCAGCTCTACAAGGTTCCAACAAAGAATATCGAGCAGTTAGGCGATGCGCTTAACTACCTGGACGATAACGCCATGTCCAAGGGTGCCGATATCATTGATGTGATGAAGCGTATGGGCGACACCGCCAACCGGCTGGACTACAAAAAAGCCGCTGCGCTGGGTTCCACCTTCCTGTCGCTGGGTTCGGCACCGGAAGTGGCCGCCAGTGCCGCCAAAGCCATGGTGCGTGAACTGTCCATCGCTTCCATCCAGAGCGACCGCTATCAGGAAGGTCTTAAGCGGCTGAATCTCGATCCGTTCGAACTGCAAAAGGCCATGGTGACCGATTCCATGGGCACGATTATGCGTGTGCTGGACCAGGTCAACAAACTGAAGCCGGAAGACCAGACGCCACTGTTAACCATGCTGTTTGGTAAGGAGTTTGGAGACGATGCGACCAAACTCGCCAACAACCTGCCGGAACTGCGCCGCCAGCTTGCACTGACGCAGGGCCAGGGCGCGCAGGGTTCTATGCAGAAAGAATCCGACATCAACAAGGATTCACTGTCCGCACAGTGGATGCTGGTAAAAACCGGGGCGGCCAATGCCATGAGCAGTCTGGGCGAAACGCTGCGCGGTCCGCTGCTGGAAATCATGGGGTACATCAAAAAGGTTACCGGCGGTATCAGAAGCTGGGTGGAGAACAACCCGAAGCTGGCTGGCACAATCATGAAAGTAGTGGCGGCGGTGGCTGCCATCACTACGGTGCTGGGTGCGCTGGGCCTGGCTGCTGCGGCCATTCTTGGGCCGCTGGCGATCATGCGGTTTGGGTTCAGTTTCCTGAGCGGTGGCGCGCTGTCGCGCCTGCTTCCGGGGTTCGGCGGACTGGCGGCAATAATTACGCGTCTGGCTCCGGGTCTTGCAGGTGCCGGTGGCGGGATCCGTGCATTTCTGGCAAGCCTTCAGAATACCGATGCGGCGTCCGTGATAGAGCGCATCCGGGAAGCGCTGTCCGGGTTCGGTGAAGACGACGAGGAAGGCGGCATACTGGATGCGCTGCGCAACGGGGTGCTCAATCATCTCAAAGAGCAGGCAGAGAACGCAGGCGGCGCGCTGGTTTCCGCGTTCCGTAACCCGGTCGCAACGCTGTCTACCCTGCGGGGTCATGTGGCCGGGCTGGCAACGGCAGGTTTCGGGGCGCTCGGTACGGCGGTAAGCCGCTTCGGTAATATTCTGCTGGCGCTTGTCACCTCCCCGCTGGCGCTTCTGCGTACGGCATTAATGGCAACCGGCGGCCTGCTGGGCGCGCTGCTAAGTCCCGTGGGTCTGGTCATTATGGCGCTGTCAGCCGTCGCGCTGGTTGTCTGGAAATACTGGCAGCCAATCACCGCATTTTTATCCGGGATGGTGGAAGGTTTTCAGGCGGCTGCCGGGCCGGTTAAGGAAGCGTTCGAACCCCTACGCCCCGTGTTCACCTGGATAGAACAAACAGTGAAAGGACTGTGGAAGTCATTCACAGATTTGCTTTCCCCTGTGAAATTCACCTCTGATGAGCTGAGCAATGCGGCAGATATGGGTAAACGTTTCGGCCAGGCGTTAGCAGATGGTCTGGCGCTCGTAATGAGTCCCCTTGAGTCGCTTAAATCCGGCGTCTCATACCTTCTGGATCTGATGGGTATTGTCAGTGATGAGTCTAAAAAAATGCCTGATGCCGGTAAGGTAACCGGGAATGCTTATTTGAAATACGGTAACGAGCAGGACCGAAATTTTACTGTGAGCGGCTATGAGGTTGGCGCGTACGATTCCGGTGGCTACCTGCCCGCCGGGAAAATGGGCATAGTCGGGGAGAACGGCCCCGAGCTGATAAACGGGCCGGTCAATATCATGAGCCGTCGCCGTACCGCCGCACTGGCTGCCGCTACGGCGATGGCGTTCGGCAGCCTGTCACAGCCTGTTGCCGCGAAACCACTTCATCCGCTAAGCCTGCCGGTGACGGAATACCGTCATCCGTCAGCCGGACTGCGGGGCGGTGATCTGTCCGTTTCATCCGGTCCGGCAAAATATGAAATCAACATTCACCAGGCACCGGGCCAGAGCGCGCAGGATGTGGTGGCGGAAGTTATGCGCCAGCTCGACGCGCGGGAGCGCCAGCGCGCCGCCGGTCGCCGCAGTAGCTTCAGTGACAGAGGGGATTTTGAACCATGATGATGACCCTGGGCCTGTTTGTATTCATGCTGAAAACCGTCCCGTTCCAGCAGTTGCAACTGCAACAGCAGTGGCGACATGCCAGCAACAATCGTATGGGCCTGCGCCCGTCGCTTCAGTTTCTGGGGCCGGACAGCGATGTGATAACCCTGTCAGGGGTGCTGATGCCCGCCATCACCGGCGGGCGGCTGTCCATGCAGATGCTGGAACTGATGGCGGAAACCGGCAAGGGCTGGCCGCTGCTGAAAGGCAACGGGACCATTTACGGCATGTTCGTGATCGAGAATATCGGGCGAACGGAAAGCGAGTTTTTCAGCGACGGTTCACCGAGAAAAATTGAATTTACCGTGACGCTGAAGCGTATGGATGAGTCGCTCAGTCAGATGCTGGGCGACCTGTCCGGGCAACTGACCCAGCTTAAGGACAACGCGGTCAGCAGTGTGGGGGGTTTGCTGTCATGACAGATATGACCATGTTTGCCGGTAGTGAATGTGTCCCTGCTTACCGGGTAATGATGAAGGACCGGGATATCACGCAGAACCTTGCGCCCCGGCTTATTGCCCTGACGCACACCGATAACCGTGGCTTTGAGGCTGACCGCCTCGATCTGGAACTGGACGACGCAGACGGCCTGCTGGAACTGCCGCGCCGGGGTGCGGTACTGTCGCTCGCGCTGGGCTGGAAGGGAAAGCCGCTGATCGTCAAAGGGGATTTTACCGTTGATGAGATTGAGCATTACGGAACGCCGGATCGCATTACGGTGCGGGCGCGTAGCGCGGATTTTCGCGCCACGCTGAACACCCGCCGGGAGAAGTCCTGGCATAAAACCACCGTGGGGAAAGTTTGTGAAGAAATTGCCGCCCGGCATAAGCTGGAAACGGCCATCGGTGCGGACATGGCGGCGCAGGATGTGGACCACATCGACCAGACCAATGAATCAGACGGGTCATTTCTGATGCGGTTGGCCAGACAGTATGGCGCGATTGCATCCGTTAAATCTGGCAGGCTGTTGTTCATCCGGCAGGGCCAGGGGAAAACCGCCAGTGGTAAGGCGCTGCCGGTAGCCACCATAACCCGCCAGTCAGGCGATCAACACCGGTTCAGTTTAGTAGACCGCGAAGCCTACACTGGCGTGATCGCTTCCTGGCTGAATACCCGCGAGCCGGTAAAGAAAGACCCGGCAAAAGTGAAGCGCAGGCGTCGGAAGGCCAGCGCATCCAAAACCAAAACCCCGGAAGCCAAACAGGGTGATTATCTCATCGGTACGGATGAAAACGTTCTGGTCCTGAGTCGCACCTATGCCAACCGGCGCAACGCTGAGCGCGCCGCAAAGGCCGCATGGGAACGGCTTCAGCGTGGTGTGGCATCGTTTTCTATCGGGCTGGCGCTGGGGAGAGAAGATTTATTCCCTGAACTGCCGGTCAAGGTAAGCGGGTTCAAACAGCAGATTGATGAGGCGGACTGGATTATCACTACTGTAACCAACTCCATAAACGATAACGGTTTTACGACATCGCTGGAACTGGAAGTGAAAATTTCAGATACAGACATGAATTAAATCATTTTGAAAATGCAAGTTACAAGTTATCATAATTAAACTTTTCGAGATGGAGAAACCTGAAAATGATGAATTGCCCTCTCTGTGGTAATGCAGCGCATACGCGGAGTAGTTATCAGGTATCGTCGAACACAAAAGAACGCTATAACCAGTGTCAGAATATTGAATGTGGTCATACATTCATTACACATGAAACCTTTGTTCGATCTATTTCCACACCGCAACGAGTTAACCCGGCCCCGCCCCATCCTCAGTTCAATGGACAAAGCCATTTAGTTTTCTAA